ATGAGTACAACAAGAGGGGGCGAAACGGTTTCCGCCCAAATTGGAACAATCGGCCCCATTGAAGGGCTAAGTACGGGTAACTTCAAAATGGAAGATACGCCGTTTAACATTAAGAACGACGGAGAAACCGCCGTCGTTCTTGAAGTAAACCTTTGGGGCATGGAGCCGGGCAAGTTCGTAGCTACGCGCTTCGAAATAGGTTGGAACCCCGAAATAGTCCGCGAGATTAAGCAAACGAGTATTAACGCTACCCTTGTTTGGGGGTACTAAATCTTATACGGCTATGGGTTTATTGATTGGAGTAGGAAACACGAAGCCGACGTTTCCCTACGATTACTACTACGGTATAGAATGGGATTCTAACGTAGCTTCTTCGGCTTGTACCCGAATTGGTCGCCCGGAACTTCACGTTTCGCTGCCTATTCAAAGTAAAATGCGCCGTTGTGTCTTGCGCGACAACGGAACGGTAGCTTATTACCTTCACGCGAACGACAGCACCAAGCGCGATACGGGAGCCGCCGCCAAACTTGACGGCACCGACGGGCAAGTAATGGTAGAAATACCAGCCCACTACCGCAAATTTGAAGTAGACGGTACTAAATTCCGGTGCCTTCTTTCCGAACACGCGCTACCGGGGTTCCATTTGGTGCAGCTTGCCTATCGTTCGGCTTACGAAGCGGCCGTAGACCGCACCGTATCGGCTACGCCGAAACTTGCAAGCGTCGTAAATACTTCTACGGCTTTCCGTGGCGGTAACAATACGGCCGGTTGGGACGGAACATATAGAAGCCTTTTAGGTATGCCGGCTACATCTATCAGCCTTACCAACTTTCGGAAGTATGCCCGGAACCGGGGGAATGCCGGCAAGAACGGGGCCGGTTGGAATTGCGACGTTTACGAAGTACAAAAAACTTGCTGGTGGCTTTACGCCGTCGAATACGCTAACTTTAATTGCCAACTTGCCTATAACGCGGAACCTACAAGCGAAGGATATAAGCAGGGCGGATTAAGCCAAGGCGTTACCAATATGAGCGATTGGGACGGCTATAACAGTTATAACCCTATGGTTCCTTGCGGGGTTACCAACCCGTTGGGAAATAAGACAGGCGTAGTAAACTACACATACAAGAAAAGCGACGGAACCGACGGCCAAACCCTTAGCGTACCCAGCTACCGAGGTTTGGAAAATCCTTTCGGGCACGTATGGAGTTGGACGGACGGATGCAAGTGCAATATTCAAAGTGCGGACGCGGGCGGCGTTAGTGAGTTTTTCGTATGTACCGACCCGGCCAAGTTTCAAAGTAACGACTATACCGATTACGAGAAGCGCGGCGAGCTACCCCGCAATGAAGGTTACGTTAAAATTATGATGATTGGCGAGTACGGCGAAAATATGCCGACAGCAGTAGGCGCAAGTTCTACTACTTACTTCGCCGATTACTTCTATACGAACGTAGTAAGCAATACCGGACAAAGGGGCGTGCTTTTCGGCGGTAATGCGAATCTCGGCGCGCTTGCCGGCTTTTCGTACGCGCGTACGAATAGCGCGGCTTCGTCTGCGAATGCGACTGTCGGCTCCCGGCTTTGCTTTTTACCCGCTTGAAACGACACGTAACGGAACGCATTTAACAAAGAAGTTTAACTACGGCGGGCTTTCGAAGTAGCTCAAATTAGGACGAATGCCCGCCGTTCAATTTTTCGCAAAAATGGAAAACAACAAGCAGGACGACGGAAGTTTAGCTTTCTTGCAGATTGAGCCGGACGCGAATAACAAGCACTTCAATTGTTCGGAAATAACCCAGCAGAAGTTAATTAACCTTTCTTTTTGGGTTATTGACTTCTTGGACGACGTTAAAACGAAGTTCGGAACCGGTCGCTTCTTGGTTAAGATTAAGTTCAATAAAGAAGACCCGGATAAAGACGCGCGGAAGTTCTTTACCAATTCGCAAGAAATTAAATATATCCTTGGGAAGATTAAGGAGCGTAACGCCTTCCCGCGTAAAGTAACTATGCGGGCTTCGGGAACAAGGTATTATTTCGAGTGAAAATAAAGGCGGTTTACCCTTGGGGCGTGCTTTTCGGCGGTAATGCGAATAACAGCGCGAATGCCGGCTTTTCGTACGCGAATACGAATAACACGGCTTCGAATACGAATGCGAATGTCAGCTCCCAGCTATGCAGATTTTAACGGGGTAAAAACCTTGCCACTTGGCAAAAAACAACAACTATTTAAGGGGTATTAGTAGGACTTCCCGAACATTCCCTAAGGAATCAGCAAATAAGTAGTGCGATGAAGCGAATAGGTAACTTGTACGAGAAGGTTTGTTCTATCGAGAACTTGCAGCTTGCGGACGAAAAGGCCCGTAAGGGTAAGTTACGCACGTACGGAGTTATCGAACACGATAAAAAACGGGAAGTGAACCTATTGAAGTTGCGCGAAACCTTGCTAAACGGTACTTTCCATACATCGAAGTACGACGTATTCACTATTTACGAACCCAAAGAACGGGAAATATACCGCTTGCCTTACTTTCCCGACCGTATTTTGCACCACGCTATAATGAACGTCTTAGAGCCTATTTGGGTTTCGACCTTCACGGCGGACACTTATAGCTGCATTAAGAACCGGGGGATTCATGCGGCCGCGAAGAAGGTAAAACAGGCCCTACGGGAAGACCCGGAAGGTACTACGTTTTGTTTGAAATTGGATATTCGCAAGTTCTACCCTTCGATTAACCACGACGTGCTAAAATCCATTCTGCGCCGCAAGTTGAAGGATAAAAGGCTACTTCGCCTACTTGACGAAATTATAGATTCGGCGGACGGCGTACCTATCGGAAACTACCTAAGCCAATATTTCGCTAACCTCTATTTAACCTACTTCGACCATTGGATAAAGGAACAGAAGCGGGTAAAGCACTACTTCCGCTACGCGGACGATATTGTAATACTTGCTTCGGATAAATCCTACCTTCATTCCTTAATGGGCGAAATTAGGGCGTATTTGGGGGATTTGAAATTAGAGGTTAAAGGGAATTGGCAAGTTTTCCCCGTAGCGGCTCGCGGTATCGACTTCGTAGGATATGTATTTTTCCACACGCATACCCGAATGCGAAAGGGCATTAAAAAGACTTTTTGCCGGCGGTTGGCGAAGCTGAACAAACGGAAAAGGCCATTATCCGAAAAGGACTTTAAGCAGGCTATTTGCCCTTGGTGGGGTTGGGCGAAGTCTTGCGATAGCAAACACTTGATTAAGAAACTTTCTAAAACATCGAAGTATGAAATCAAATTCAAACGATAGACCGCCCATTTTGCAGGACTTGGGCAACGGCAGTTGGCATTACAACTACAATATTACCGAAGTGGAAGTAACGCCGGAACCTATGGCCGAAGCAGAAGGCGACCAGGTACCGGCCGCAAGGAAGGCGTACGATTACGACACGGTGGAAGTATGGGGCCGGCCGGATTACGACAAATGCGTAAAGGCCGTTTTGCGTTCCCGCCGGGACGAAACCGAAGAATTTAGCCTTATCAATAAGTACAACGCTTTCGTACTTGGGCTATCGACGGACAAAGCGGACAAAACCGAATACGAAAATTACCTTAAAGAAGTGCTTGCGGTTAAAGCAATGGTTCGGGCCGACCTTGCCGCCGCCGGTATCGACGTAGGGGCAGCGGGAATTTAAGCTATGGAAAATATCTTACAGACCTTCGGGCCGCAACTTATTATTATAGCTTGCGTTTACGCGCTTGTTTTGTTCGTGGTCTTCCTTGACCTTTGGGCCGGGATTCGAAAGGCCAAACAACGGGGGGAATATCGGTCTTCGTACGGATTGCGTAAGACAGTAGACAAAATAAGCCGGTATTTCAATATGATACTCGTAATTACATCTATCGACGTGGTGCAAATGTTGGCTATTACGCAGCTAAATCCGCAGACGAACCACACTTTACCGGTATTGCCGTTTTTTACGTTTATCGGGGCTATGTTCGTGGGATTTATCGAATTAAAGAGTATCTACGAGAATAGCGAAGCCAAGGAGCGGGCCAAAATCGGGGATGCGGCTAAAATCCTTTCGCAAATCATCCAGCATAAGGACGAACAGGAGATTATAGCCGGGGTTATCGAGTATCTAAAAAAGGAAAAAGAGAAAGGGGGCGACAATGAAACTAACGCTTAAACGGCGATACTTCGCCGAAACCTATACTATCGGTACGCTGTTTATTGACGGGGTGCGTTTTTGCGATACCTTGGAAGACAAGAACCGGGACGACAACCGAAACGGCAAATTTGACAATGGGGAACAGAAGGTAAAGAACGAAACGGCTATACCGTTCGGAACCTACGAAATAACCGTAAACCGTTCGCCGCGCTTCGGGCGCGACCTTCCTCGCCTTTTGAACGTACCGCATTTCGACGGCATTCTAATTCATCGTGGCAATACCGGTAAGGACACTTCCGGCTGTATTTTGGTCGGAGAAAACAAGGTAAAGGGGCGGGTTATCAATTCCACGCCTTACGAACTTGAACTTACAAAGCGGTGTAAGGCCGCAATAGCCCGGAAAGAAAAAATCACTATCGAAATCGTATGAAAACAAGAACCTTTATAGCTATTCTTTGGGGGATTGCGGCCGTTTCTTTTATCGGGTGTTCCACGCCGCGAAAGTTGGCCGGCAGCACGAAGGAAACGGCTAAGACCGAAGAAAAGCGGAACGAAACGACGGCGGCCGAATTTCGCCGGACGGTAGACAATACGAAAACCGAAGGCGTAGAAGTAACCTATACGAAAATCGAGTTTTTCCCGCCGAAACCCGATACCCGGCAGGCAAAGCCGGACACTATGCAGGCGGGCGGCCCGTCTAATCCGGTTGCAGACACGCCCAAGAACCGGCCGAAGGAACCGAAAGAGAAGCAGCCGCCCGATACCGGAAGGCAGGGAGCTATTAAGAGTATCGAAACCTTCACGGTAAAACAGAAGGCCGAAGCTACCGGGGTAACGCAGGAAGAACAGAAGACGGAAACGACCAAAACGGAAGAAGTGAACACGGACACCGATAAGGAAACCGATATTACCGAGAAGCCGGCGGCCGACCCGTACAGGTGGCGTTACATTTTCGGGATTTTGGTACTATTGGCGGTTGCCTTTTTCTTTCTTCGGAAGACGAAGGTATTTACGGCTGTAGCCGCCTTCTTCCGCAAATTGTTTTAGCGGAGATAAAAGGAAAGCACCCAAAAGGGCCTTAAAAATGGGTTCCTTTTTGGGTGCCTTGCGTGTAAAACCTTAATAGTTAAGGTTGTCTGCGGAGAGAAGGG